AAACAATTACCGAGAACCTTGCAAACCGAAATTCTGAACATGAAAAATTAGACGAATTTAAAAGTAATCTCCAAAGCACATTTAACGAACTTTCAGACAAAAAACAAGATATCGTTCATAACGATTTTGCATATTCACTTCTCAAAGATGATGGAGTCAAAACGAAGATTATAAGAAAGTATCTTCCTTTCATTAATCAGCAGGTTAATCGTTATCTTCAGATGATGGATTTCTATATCAACTTTCATCTTGATGAAGAATTTAAGGAAACTGTGAAATCCCCCATACATGAAGATTTTTCGTATAGTTCTTTTAGTGAAGGTGAAAAGATGAGAATTGACCTTGCCTTACTCTTCACTTGGCGTGAAGTGGCGCGTGTTAAAAACTCTGTAAACACCAACCTGCTGATTATGGATGAAGTCTTCGACTCTTCTTTAGATGGATTTGGGACAGATGAGTTTCTTAAGATTATTCGTTATGTTATCAAAGACGCAAATATTTTTGTTATCTCTCATAAAACTGATATGCAAGATAAGTTTGAGAGTACAATAAAATTTGATAAAGTAAAGGGATTTTCAAAGAAAGTATCTGATTAATATAAATACCTAAAAAGTATTTGTAGAGATGGAAAATTTTTACGAAGAGGTATATCAATATCTTATTGACGAGGGTATTGAAGAAGAAGAAGCAACTGTAGTTGTAAACTATCTCTACGAAGATAATGTTCATGAGTTTGGACTTCTTACTGAAAGTAAGGGTAAAGCAATTCTTAATGTACTCAAAGCAGTTGGTTATGCATCTGGCATTCTTAAGACTCCTGGCGCTAAACAGGCAGTAAAAGCAACTACCAGAAAAATTACTTCAGGTACTGCTAGACAAGGTAATCTTCTTACAAAAACAGGCAAAGCTCAAAATTTTACTGGAAATAAAACTCCATTTACAAGCACAAGTCCAGTCCCTGCTGCAAGTTCTCCACTCCCTAAAGCAGCACCTGCATCAGTACAAACTCCAGGACAGATGACAATTCCTGGAATGTCTGATACTGCAATGGACCTTAGTAGAATCACAGGCAAATCTGTGGGCAGTAAGGGCGGTTTAGGTCTTACGATGGGATCGCGAAGCACATCAAAAGTTTCTCGTCAAGCACCAAAACCTGAGTTTGGACCTGGTGCAGTTACGCCTAAAGTCAGTACACCAAAAGCAGAATTAAGACCCGGTGGTAAGACGCCAAAACCTGAGTTTGGAACTCCTACTGGACTTACTACAAAAGTAAAATCTACACCAAAAACCAATAGGCAGGCAGATGCAGTTTCTGCTCTCCAAAAAACTCAACCAATCAAAGCACCTAAAGTTGATGGACCTTCTGCATTAACCATCACGAAGGGTGGTAAGACTGTTTACAGCATTCCTAAAAAAGATGTCCTCACCCCTTCTCAGATGAAGGCACAGAGAGTTGTTGATAAGATGAAAGCTCTTAAAATTGCTGGTGGTATTGGTGCAGTTGGTGGCACTGCTGCAATTGTTAATAAGGCTAACACTGATGGTGCCGCACGACGTGCAGAAAGAGAACTACAAAAAGATATTAAACTTGCTCAACAAAAAGCAGAAACTGCTGCAGCATCTAAATCAAAATCAGAACCAACTGGTGAGCGTTCTGCCGAAGCAAATGCGGAGAAGCAAGAAAAAGCAAAACAGGAGGCAGAAAAGGCAAGAAGGTCAAAGGAGCAACTATCTGGTGCTGCTAAGAATTTTGACAAAGCTTTTGCTTCTGCTAGAAAATCTGGTAAGAGTCAGTTTACCTGGCGTGGTAAGAAGTACAACACCAAACTTAAGGGTGAGTGATCCACTTTTCAAACTGGCACAAGGGGAGGTCTTAGGACCTCCTTTTTTTGTATAATAGATTCATACGCAATCAAGCAATGACAGTTTCTCACGAAATCAAGTCCCAACTCGCCAAACTGCTTGCTACTGAAGATTTGGTGGTTGAGCACAAGAAAGTAGAAACTGCCTGCTTTAATGTTCACACTCGTGTGCTGACTCTACCAATGTGGGAACGTGCCAGCAGTGGTGTTTATGATATGTTGGTGGGGCACGAAGTAGGTCATGCACTTTATACTCCTGATCGTAACTGGTTGCAAGAATTTAAGATTCCACCACAGTTTGTGAATGTTGTAGAAGATGTCCGCATTGAAAAACTAATGAAGCGTCGTTATGCAGGCATTTCTAAAACCTTCTATCGTGGATACTCAGAACTTGCTGATGAAGACTTCTTTCAAATTGCTGGTGAAGATATTAGTACGATGAATCTTGCTGATAAGGCAAATCTTCATTTCAAAATTGGCAATTTTGTAGAAGTTCCTTTTGAATATAGTGAGAGAGAACTTTGCCAAAAAATTGCTGAAACTGAAACTTTTGATGATGTTTTGAAAGTCTCAAAAGAACTTTATGAGTTCTGCAAAAGGCAGGAAGAAATGTTGACAAAAATGGACGAGCTACAAATGCCAAGTGGTCAAGATGGTGGTATGACCCATGAAGAAATGTTGGAAGAAGCAGAAAGACGTGAAGAAGAGAATGAAGAAGGTAATCCTGATGAATCTACTAAGCAAGAAACAGATTCTTGGGAATCTGAGAATCCTGAAGAAAGTGATTCTTATGGTGGCACTGATAATTTTGATGAACCAGAAGTTTCTACAATGAACAATCTGGAAGAAGCAATTAAACAACTTGCTAATACTGATGGTTTAGAAAATGTTTATGTTGAAATTCCCAAACTTGATACTAAAAAAATCATTGTTGACAATGTAGAAATTCATGAACGTTTTAATGAATGGAATGAGTGGATGGAGAATCGTGAAATGGATGAAAACCACGTTTTTCGTTTTGTTGATGCTGAGTTCGCAAAATTTAAACGATCTTCTCAGAAAGAAGTTAACTACTTGGTTAAAGAATTTGAGTGTAAGAAATCTGCAGATTCTTATGCCCGTGCCACAACCGCACGTACTGGTGTTTTGGATTGTTCCAAACTTCATACTTACAAATATAATGAAGATCTTTTTAAGAAAGTTACCACTCTCGCTGACGGTAAAAATCATGGATTGATTTTTGTTCTGGACTGGTCTGGTTCAATGAACGGTGTTCTTCGCGATACTCTAAAGCAACTTTTCAACTTAATGTGGTTTTGTAAAAAAGTTAATATTCCTTTTGAGGTTTATGCTTTTACTAATGAATATCCCAAAGTTACTACTAATGAAAATGGTGTTCCAGAGATGAGAGGTTATTCATATAAAAAGCGTGAAGGTCTTGTAGTTGTCAATGAATGGTTTTCTATGATGAATATTTTTACTAGTAAGACAAATGTAAAAGTTCTAGAACAGCAAATGAAAAACTTCTTCCGTCTTTCTTGGATTTTTAATAATTGGGCAAATCTTCCCATTCCAACTGGTTTGAGTCTATCTGGAACTCCTCTTAATGAAGCATTTATTTCTCTTCATCAACTTATTCCACAATTTAAGTACGAAAATAAAGTTCAGAAAGTTCAGTGTGTTGTTCTGAGTGATGGTGAAGCAGGTGGTATGAAGTATCATAGAGAAGTTCAGCGTCGTTGGGATATAGAACCTTTCCTTGGAATTGGTACCATTGGTCCTAACAGTTTCTTGCGGAATCGTAAAACTGGCATTACATATTCTTTTGATTGTGAATGGTGGGAAATGACTGATATTTTTATCAGGAATGCTCGCGATACTTTTCCTGAAGTGAATTTCATTGGTATTCGTCTTCTTGAATCTCGTGATGCTAATAGTTTTATTAGGCGTTATTGTGGATGGGTTTATGATAAGATTGAAAAGACTACTAAAACTTGGAAAAAAGAACGTGCATTTGCACTTTATGATTCTGGTTACCATACTTATTTTGCTATCTCTGCCAATTCTCTTGCAAATGAAACTGAATTTGATGTTGATGAAGGTGCAACCAAAGCAAAAATTAAATCTGCATTTGCAAAAAGTTTAAAAAACAAAAAAATGAATAAAAAAGTTTTGGGGGAGTTTGTTGAACTTATCGCTTGAATAAATAAAGATATAGAAAAAGTGTTTAGCGATGAAACCCTCTCCAAAAAAATTAAAAGAGACTAAAGAGATTTATGAAAAGGTTGTAGCACACCTCATTGAGGAAGGTTACGCTTCTGATGTAGAATCTGCAGATTCCATTATTGGTGGAATGAGTGAGCAGTGGTTTGACCAAATTCAAGAGGGTTGATTGATGGAAAGAATTACTGCTAAAGAAGTAATCTCCATGATGGAGGCAACTGCTAAGGTTTATGAGCAACCAGAAGTCATATCTGAAAATGAAGAGGGATTTAAGAATGGTGGTGGTAATGCTGCCATGCAAAAATATATCAAAAATGGAATGAGTGAGACGCAAGCCCGTATGAGGGTTGAAACTGATGGTGCAAAATATACTTTACAACAAAGAGCAAAAGAGAAAGAAACTGCAAGAGTAAACAGAGATCGTACCATTCAACAAGCTGGTGGTGGAAATGCAGCAGAAAAGGCAAGAATTGCATATAGGAAAGCTAATCCTGAGAAATCTTCTATATTAGATCCTAATCCATCATCTGATGATGAGGTAAATGCTAAATTTAATACAAGAGTTCAAGGTAAGGCAGCTCTAACTAAACTTGGTGGTGGTGATCTGGATAAAGGTATTGAAATATTCAGAAAGCAGCAAGCAGATGCAAAGGCGAAAGCAGCTGCAGCGAAGGCAGCAGAAGAGAAGAAGAAAGCAGAAGAGACTAAAACTCCACCAGTAGAGACTAAAACTCCACCAGTAGAGACTAAAACTCCACCTGCACCTGCTAGAGACAGGATGGCTAACGCTTCAAAAGAAGATCGTATGGCCGCCTTTGCTAAGGCAAATCCAAAACTTGCTGCACGTCAGGCAGAAAGGGATCGCACTCGCGGTACAAGCGCCACTACTAATCCTTTGATGAAGGATATGAAGTCGAGAATGCCTGCACCTGCTCCTACTGCATCACAAAAGCAAGCATCAGTTAATGCTGCTGTTAAATCTGCCAACAGACCATCTGTTTTGAATAAGCAGGCACCTACTGGTAGTGCTCTTCGTGCTCAACAGGATCGACTTGCTCAAAAAAATAAAGTAACGCCAGTAAAACCTCAAACTCCAAGCACTACTGGTTCAAGTACAACCCCTACTACTGGTGCTGCTACTGGTGCTGCTACTGGTGCTGCCAAAGCTACTGGTTCAGTTGCACAGAGACTGCAGGCAATTCGTAGTATGAGATCTGCAACTAAACCTGTTGGTGCAGTAAATACTAAAAAAGTAACTCCCAGTACTACTGGATCGTCAACAACTCCTACAGTTAAACCTACAGTTAAACAGGAATCAAAAATGGAACGTATCAATGGAAAGGGAGTACAATCTCTCAAAGACTCTTATAATTCTGTCTATATTGAAAGAACTGAAGATGATGTAATTGATGAGGGCATTATGGGTGCTCTTAAGAAAGTTGGTAAGGCAGTTCTTGGACCTGCTGACCAATCTCCTGAGGCAGAAGCAGCAAGAATGAATAAGCGCAGACCTCAAACAAAACAGGAAAAAGGCGTTGCTGCTGGAACTGTGAATAACGAGGATGCAGACCTCTTTGATATTATCAAAGGTCATTTGATTGATGAAGGTCTAACTGAGGAGGAAGCACTCAATAAGATGCTTGACCTCACTGAAGAGGAGAGAGAAGCAATTCTTGAAGGTCCAGCATTACAGAATACAATCAAAACTCTTGAAACCAGGAGAGATAAGATGGACAAAAAGATACCTGGAAGTTCTAACCAATCTATTGGTGGCGGCGGTATGTCTGTTGGCGGTGCCCTGTATAAGGCATATGGGAGGCAGAGAGGGCAGGTCTAAGATTTAATCCTAAATAAAAATTACTACGGAGGAAAACTAATGAGTAAATTTGGAGATTTGGTAAAGGGTAATATTCCCGCTTCAGCACCGGAAGTGAAGGCAGCACCTGCTCCTGAACCTTCCAAGAAGGAAGAACCAGTTCTTGAAAAAATGGACAAGAAAGAACTTGAAAATTATGGTAGAACTAAGGGTATCGAACTCGATAGACGCCACAGCAAGGATTCTTTAATTAAAGAACTTAAAGATGTGGAAGGTGAGTGAACCACTTTATAAACTGGTACATTGGGGGTCCTATGACCCCCTTTTTTATTGTATAATTACTTCAGTTAAACGAAACAACTAATGGGTCTCTCTAAAGAAGGCATTATCAATTCTCTACAAGATACATATGGAGAGTCGGTCACTTCTGCCGAGATCAAAGCATGGTGTGCAATGAACGATTGCAACTATCAAACAATTACTAAAAAATTGACAGAATTTAAATCTAGTCGTGGTAGGTGGAACTTAACTATTCAAGAAAAACTTGAACATACTTATCAGGCATCTCCCGTTATTCCTGTCACAGTACAAAACCTTATTCCCACAAAAGATGATACCTTCGTCAAGTTTGGTAATTTTGGTGATATTAGGAAAATTATTGAGTCCCGTTTATTTTATCCTACGTTCATTACAGGTCTCTCTGGAAACGGTAAAACGTTCTCAGTTGAGCAAGCGTGCTCCCAACTTGGGAGAGAATTGATCCGTGTAAACATTACAATCGAAACTGATGAAGATGATCTTATTGGCGGTTTCCGCCTTGTTAATGGTGCAACCGTCTGGCACAATGGCCCAGTCATTGAAGCACTCCAGCGAGGAGCTGTCTTGCTCCTTGACGAGATCGACCTTGCCTCTAATAAAATTCTCTGTCTCCAGTCTATCCTTGAAGGAAATGGAGTCTTTCTCAAGAAAATTGGACAGTTTGTCCGCCCCAGTGCAGGTTTCAACGTCATCGCAACCGCAAACACTAAAGGTAAAGGTTCAGAGGATGGGCGATTCATTGGAACTAACGTGCTCAATGAAGCATTCCTTGAGCGATTCCCAGTAACTTTTGAGCAGGAATATCCCTCTGCTGTCACTGAAACTAAGATCCTGAACAAACTTTGTGCTGACGAAAACTTCTGTAAGCGTCTCTCTGATTGGGCAGATATTATTCGTAAGACTTTCTACGATGGTGGTATTGAAGAAATTATCAGTACTCGTCGCTTGGTTCATATTGTTCGTGCTTACAAAATCTTTGGGGACAAGGCAAAGGCAATTCAAGTTTGCGTGAATCGTTTTGATGATGAAACAAAGCAGGCATTTCTTGAACTCTATGACAAGGTTGATTCTGATTTTGAGATGCCTGTAGAAAATGATCGCATCTATGTGATTGACGGGGGATCAAATCTTTGATATAATGACTAATGCTTGGTCCTTTCTTTATGATGAACTAAAAATGGATGAGTATCCCTACCCCGATAATTTCGGTGCAGCACAACCTGTTCCAATATCTTCCCATAGTGAAGACATAATTACTTTTAACCTTGATATGAACAACAACCCTAATCGGTTCAAGTACAGTGAGGAAGAACTCCTTAAAGAACTCAAAGATTATATTTCCGCAACTTACAATGCACATTACTCTGCTGGTAATGATGCTATTCAAACTTTGGATTTGATTGATGCTTGTGGAGACGCTGAGGCATTCTGCCGTAGCAACATCCTTAAGTATGCTTCACGCTATGATCGTAAAGGCACTGCCCGTCGTGATATTATTAAAATCCTTCACTACGGTCTGCTTCTCCTTCACTTCTCTGACAAATCCGCGATTCGCGACACTTATCCACAATGATGAAACTGAATCCTAATACTATGAAACTCTCTGACAACACTCTCACTGTTCTTAAGAACTTTGCTGGTATCAACAATTCTATTTTGGTGAAAGAGGGTAATCGTCTTCGTACTATCTCTGTTGCTAAAAACATTCTTGCTGAAGCAGATATCAAAGAAGACTTCCCCCGTGATTTTGCTATCTACGATTTGAACCAGTTCTTGAATGGTTTGAGTCTTCATCAAGATCCCGATCTTGATTTTAAAGAAGATTCCTATCTCAGCATCAAAGAAGGTAAGCGTCGTGTCAAGTATTTTTATGCTGATCCTGCCGTGATTGTTTCTCCTCCAGAAAAAGAAATTACCCTTCCCACTCAAGATGTTTGTTTTCAATTGGACAGTGCTTCTCTTGAAAAACTAGTCAAAGCGGCTCAGGTTTATCAACTCCCAGACTTTTCTGCTGTTGGCGAAGCAGGTGTTATTAAACTGGTAGTACATGACAAGAAGAATGATACTTCTAACCAGTATGCTATTGTTGTTGGTGAGACTGATCAAGAGTTTTCTTTCAACTTCAAGGTGGAAAATATCAAGATTATTCCTGGTGCCTATGATGTAGTTGTTTCTTCTAAACTCCTTTCTAAGTTTACAAATACTAAGTACAATCTTACCTATTACATTGCTCTTGAACCCGATTCGACTTTTGGATGATGCGCTAGTTAGGATGAGAATTACGGGCAGCATCGGAGTTATTGTTGCCTACTTTGTCATTCTTCATGTCAGTTCTTTTTGGGGGGTCCTAATACACTTTGTTGCAGATTTGATTACAATCCCATACTTTATTAGAACTAGGGCATGGGATCTTGTTATAATGTTAACGTTCCTACTTTCAATTAGTGTCAGTAAACTTTTGATATGAACATCTTCGTTACGGATCCGAGTCCATACAAGTCTGCTATGGTTCTTCCTGACAAGCACATTGTCAAGATGCCCCTAGAGACCTGTCAGATGCTTGCTATTGTATGCTCTGACAAATGGGGTCACGGATTTGGTAATCTTCCTAAGGCAGATGGAACTCCATATGCAACTGAGAAGGGAGCATTTCGCAATCATCCTTGCACCAAGTGGGCAAATGAATTTGTAACCAATTGGCAGTGGTTACTTGCTCACGGACTTGCTATGTGTGAAGAGTACACTGCTCGTTATGGTAAGGTCCACACCTGCCACAAGACCCTTCTAGCAGCAAAGGAGATACTTCCTACCGCAGACCCACAAGGTCGTAGTGGAAAGGGTACAACACCCTTTGTATTTGCTGGACCTGACGAGTTCAAGTATGATACAAGCATTGATATCTTCACTGCTTACAAGATGT